CCAGCCCCCCGGATAACAACACGTTCCCAAAAATTTTTTCCCGTGTTACATTCCGCACATGCACAGCTCAATCAACTCAGATCAGCTGCTGCGTGAACTTGCTTTGTCCATAGCGCGAAACAACGTGGGGGCCCAGTTGCCGATCCATGGTGTGATTGCAGGGGAAGGTCTCACGCAGACAGAATACGATCAAATAGCAGCAAACCCACAGTACCAACGCTACTTGGAGGCGTACACGACTGAGCTCAGGGAGAACGGGTTCTCTTTTGCAGCGAAAAGCCGTGTGCTGGCCGAAGATTTGCTGCCAGTTGCGTACCACATGGCCAAAGACCCCGACGTGCCAGCCGCGACGAGGGCGAAAATGATCGAAAACTTGGTCGATTGGGGTGATTTGAAGCCCAAAAACAACCTCAACCAAGCCTCTGGACCCGGTTTTTCGATCACAATTAACCTGCCGAGCACTGCAAATTCGGCCCCAAAAACACTGGTTTTAGAGGCTGAGGCCCCCCAAATTACCCCAGAAATTGCAGAAAATTCGCAAAAAACGCCGATATTATTGATTGAGGACGAGAATTACGAATACGCCGGAGACGACTACGTATGAATGACGTGATCGACTTCACCAAGGCTAAGAAGGAGCGCGAACCCCACATCGCTGGTGCGCTGTACTGCATGGGGTGCAACCACGAGTGGACTGCTGTGTGGGAGCCCGGCACCACCGAGTTCGAGTGCCCAGAGTGCAAGAGCATGCGCGGGCGCAACAAATTCGACGTGATGCCATCGCCCGACGCCCAGAGCTGGACGTGCGTGGCGTGTGACAACCAACTATTTCAACTGCTCCAAGATCGCGTCCATTGCCCCGGCTGCGGAAAGCAGTGGGGTTACGAGGAACTTTCATGAGCGTCAATTACACCCCGGTGCCGAGCGTCACCCCGTACATCCTCAGCGACAAGTTCCAGAGTTTCATCGTTGGGCCGGTGGGTTCGACCAAGACCACTGCGTCTCTCATGAAGATTCCGATTGAGGCCCGCAAGGTAGCAGCCTGTGCAGATGGCATCCGTCGATCTCGTTGTGCAGTGGTGCGTAACACGCGTCAGATGTTGCTGGACTCGACGATCAAAGACTTTCTCTCCCTGTTCCCCGAGGGGCAGGCGGGTATCTACCACCGCACGGAGCTGCGCTTCACTCTCAGGTTCGACGACGTGGAGTGCGACGTGCTGTTCCGGGGACTGGATGATGCCAACGACGTGCGTCGTCTCCTGTCGCTGCAGCTGTCGTTTGCCATGGTGGACGAGGTGCGAGAGATCAACTCGGACGTGTTCGACGCGCTGACAGGCCGACTGGGTCGGTATCCTAACGGGATGATGGTGCCGCACCGCCCGCAGTGGGGTGTTGATGACAAGGGCAACCCCGTGCAGGGGTGTGTGGACGACAACGGCGTGCAGATGAAGAAAGTGTGGGGTGCGACCAACCCGCCCGACCTCGACGCACACTGGGAGCAGTACCTGACCAATGCTGACCCTCAGAAGGTGCACGTGACCATACAGCCCGGCGGCCTCAGTGACAAGGCGGACTGGGTGCAGCACTTGCCATCGAACTACTACGAGGACTTGTGCGAGGGCAAGAGCGAGGACTGGATCGACGTGTACGTCCACGGTAAGTGGGGTAAGAGTCTGTCCGGCATGCCCGTGTACGACAAGACGTTCACGTCGGACTTTCACGTTGCGCCGGAGAAGCTCAAGGCCATACAGAGCGCTGACTATCCCATCACCATCGGGATTGACTTCGGGCGCACACCGTCGGCCATATTTATGCAGCGAGACCCACGCGGGCGGGTGCTGGTGCTTGACGAGATCACCTCGGAGAACATGGGCATCGAGACGTTCATCAACACCAAGCTAAATCCGTTCATTGGCAACCACTACCAAGGGCATACGTTCGCCTGCGCCCCAGACCCAGCGGGGTTCATGAAGCAGCAGCTCAACGAGATGACGCTGGTGGATGCGCTGAAAGATGCAGGGTATAAGTGCGTCAAGCCGCCGACGAACGACCCGGAGAAACGCATCGCAGCGGTGGAGCGCCTGCTCAGCCAGCAGCTGGAGGGCAAGGCCATGTTCCTGATTTCCCCGTCGTGCACGCACCTCATCAAAGGGTTTCGCTCAGGCTACAGGTATAAAGTCAAGAAGAACGGTGAGATGGAAGACAAGCCGGACAAGAACGAGTGGTCGCACATCCACGACGCTCTGCAGTACGGCTCGGCGGTGATCGACATGAACATCCGGGGCTTCGGCCTGCAGCAGACGCGCCGGGAAGTAAAGAAGTCCGCGTACGCCTACACTTGACCGCCAGTCCTCTAGGGGTACAATCTCGGTAACTACCGGAGACAGCCATGTCTTTTTTCTACCCGTCAATTACCTCTGAAGACAGCAACGAGCCGTTTGAGCTTCAGGTCTCACGTAATCAAATTGCTGGTCACAAGCACCTGTTTAAGTTTGGGCTCAATTCGGATATAAACGGATCATTGGAGACTGTATGGTCTCAAAGCGTTCCATACGTATACCCTACGGCAGCGACCGTAATGGAAGTCTCCAGCACCAGCGCTTCGGATACAGCAAACGGCACGGGTGCGCGTACGGTATACGTTAGTGGGCTTGACGCAAACTACAACGAGATTGATGAGACGGTTACTCTGACTGGGCAGACTGCGGTAAATACGACCAATCTGTTTTTGCGCGTGTTCCGCGCTTATGTTGTGACTGCTGGTTCTGGAGGCACAGCCGTAGGCGATATTTACATTGGCGTAGGCACGGTCACAGCCGGGGTTCCGGCCACTGTGTACGCTAAGATAGACATCGGTGAAAACCAGACAAATATGGCGATATGGACAGTCCCTGCTAACTACACGCTGTACCTGCACAGGGGCACATTCTCTGCGGCGTCAAATAATGCAGCGCAGTTTGTGTTGGGTAAATTTATGGTAAGGCCGTTCGGAAGCGTTTTTCGTAATGCAGCGGACATCACGGTTAACAGTAATGTCTTTGGCTACGACTTTGAGATTCCTCTGGCTATACCAGAAAAAACAGACATCGAAGCCCGTGCTATTGCCTTGTCTGGCACAAATTTTTACGTCACAGCTTCGTTTGAGGGCATCTACATAGCCGGTGCTGCGGCCCCCGGCCCCGGCATCCCAAGGATTTAAATATGGCAACAGGCATCGCACTCATCCCCGTCGCTCGCAGTTCAGACCTTGAGCGCGAGTCTCAGAAACGCAACACCGAACTGCAGGCTCAGCCTGTTATTCAGGGTTTGGCCGCTCATGCACGCAAACGCTGGGACTCTGCTCGTGATGCTAAACGGACCATCGAGGAGCGCATGCTGCAGTGCTTGCGCCAGCGCAACGGCGAATACGATCCTGACAAACTGGCGGACATCAAGCGCCAAGGCGGTTCGGAGATTTACATCCAGTTGACATCGGTCAAGTGCCGAGCTGCAACGAGCTGGTTGCGTGATACCTTGCTGGGCACTGGCACTGACAAGCCATGGAGCCTTGAGGCTACACCTGAGCCCACACTTCCTCCAGAGCTCATCCAAGAGCTGATGGCCAGCATGCAGCAGCAGTTGCAGGTCATGATGGAGCAGGGCATGGCCATGCCAGACCCCACACAGTTGCGCGAGACCGCCCAGCAGATGAAAGACGCAGCGATGCGTAAACTGCGCGAAGAGGCCAACGACCGCGTTGACCGCATGGAACTCAAGATGGAGGACCAGCTCATCGAGGGTAACTGGACCGACGCCCTGAACGCGTTCTTGGACGACATCGTGACGTTCCCCTACGCTGTGCTCAAAGGTCCGGTGAAACGCAAGCGCAAGACCATGGCTTGGCAGAACGGCGAGCTGGTTCCGTCTGAGGAAATCCGCAACGAGTGGGAGCGTGTTGATCCGTTCATGCTTTACTGGGCACCGTGGGCTTCTGACATTCAGGATGGCTTCATCGTTGAGCGCCACAAAATGACACGCGAAGACCTGCAGGCTCTGATGGGTGTGCCCGGGTACAACGACGATGCGATCCGCTCCGTGCTCAACAGCTTCGACATGGGCAACTTGAACGAGTGGTTGTGGACTGACAGCGCTCAATATACGGCTGAAGGCAAGGACACCACGCAGACCATCTTCACGACAGACCTGATCGACGCCCTGCAGATGTGGGATAGCGTCAAAGGCAGCGAACTGCTGACTTGGGGCTTGTCGAAGAAAGAAATTCCTGATCCAGACCTGAACTACCCATGCGAAGTGTGGCTGGTCGGCTCCACGGTGATCCGCGCTGTGCTGAACTACGACCCGCTGGGCCGCAAACCGTACTACGTGACGTCGTACGAAAAAGTCCCCGGCGCTGTCGCTGGTAAGGGCGTGACTGACCTGTGCCGCGACTCTCAGAACATGGTGAACGCCGCTGCCCGCAGCTTGGCCAACAACATGGGCATCAGCTCTGGTCCGCAGGTGGGTGTTAACGTGTCACGCCTGCCACCGGGTGAAGACATCACTGAGATGTACCCTTGGAAAATCTGGCAGTTCCAGAGCTCGGAGTTCAACGACGGCTCGCAGCCTCTGACATTCTTCCAGCCTAACAGCAACGCCAACGAACTAATGGCTGTGTTTGAGAAGTTCTCTGCCCGAGCAGACGAAGACACCATGATCCCGCGTTACATGACTGGCGACCCCTCTGGTGGCGCTGGCCGTACGTCGTCTGGCCTGTCCATGCTGATCTCCAACGCCGGTAAGGGCATCAAGCAGGTCATCAGCAACATCGACCGCAACGTGATCGTGCCGTCTATCGAGCGCCTGTACCAAGACAACCTGCGTTACAGCAAAGACCCAGACCTGATCGGTGACGTCAAGGCTGTGGCAAAAGGCGCGACCAGTTTGGTGGTCAAGGAAGCCGAAGCAGTGCGTCGCAACGAGTTCCTACAGATCGTGCTCAACAGCCCAGTGGCCCAGCAGATCGTGGGTATGGACGGTGCAGCGGAGCTCCTGCGCGAGCAGGCCCGCAACCTGAGCGGCAACGTGAACCGCATCGTGCCAGACCGCCCAACGCTGACAGCCATGCAGACTCTGCAGCAGCAAAACGCGCAGCTCCAAGAGCAGCTGGCCATGATTGCAGGCGAACTTCAAGGCGGCGCACCGGGTGCTCCCGGGGCTATGCAGGGCCCAGCGCCGAAGAATATGCTGCCTGACGGTAGCCAAGTTGGGGGCCGTGAAGGAAATATGATTTCAGCACGCCCCAATGGTGTTTGACTTTTTGTGAATTTGTTGTATAGAATCCACACATGAAGATTTTTGTAGGCCAAAAGCCTGACCGACAGCACATGCAAGCGTTAATCCGCTGCAAGCTGCAAGAAAACGAAGCGCTACTGGCGCTGTTCCGAGCCAAGCTAGATGAGACCAAGGTCTCGTTGATGCAGGCAGAAGAACCGCACCGACTGTACCGCCTCCAAGGTCAGGCTCAGGTCTTATCAGATTTCCTCGAAGCGGTTGAAAAATCGTCAGAGGTTTTCGAGCGGATCAAATGATCCGATTTTTGTAGTCCCGAGCAAACCATTATGTGAACGGCAGACCGCAGTAGGAGCCTGAAACAGAGTTGGAGCCCAAGGAGAATTGAATGGCATTGCCAAAACAAGTAGAAGCTCAGTTACGTGAACTGGAAGCACTGGAAAAGCAGCTGACCGACGCGCAGAACCCTGCCCCCGCAGACCCTGCGCCAACTTTAGCAGAGCCTCCCCAAGACCCACAGCCCGCGCCCGCAGAGCCAAAACCTGTTGAGCCAACGCCGACACCGACCGAGCCAGTAGTCGCGGAAGAGACATGGCAGCAGAAGTACAAAACCCTCAAGGGCATGTATGACGCTGAAGTGCCTCGCTTGCATGCAGACTTGCGTGAGCTCAAGGCCCAAGTGGATAGCCTCCGCAAAGCCTCTGAGACCAAGCCAGTTGAGCCTGCTAAGCCTAAAGCTGCGGAGAAGTTGGTGACTGATGCTGATGTTGAAGCATTTGGTTCGGACTTGATTGAAGTCCAGCGCAAAGTTGCCCGCGAAGTGGCAGCAGAGTTTCGTGGTGAGCTAGACGCCATGCGTGCCGAGAACGATAAGCTGCGCGAGCAGTTGACCAGTACCGGTACACAAGTGTCCGAAGCCAGTTTTGAGCAGCGCCTGTACCGTATGGTGCCGGACTTTGAAGCGGTCAATGCTGATCCCAAGTGGATTGCTTGGCTGAACGAAGTTGACCCGCTGCTCCGAGCCCCACGTTCATCTGTTGCACAACAAGCGTTCAACCGAGGCGACGCTGAAGGAGTAGCACACTACGTGGCGTTGTTCAAACAGAACAGCAAACCTGTAGAGCCCGCTGCCGACAGAACCGAAGAGCTTGAGCGTCAACTTCAGCCGAATCGTGGTGCCACGAGCGCCCCACCTACCTCTCAAAAAGGTAAGGTCTACACCAACGCGGACATCGAAAAAATGTTCCGTAAGGCAGCAGACTTGGGGACCAAAGGGCAAACCGATGCGGCAAAGAAACTTGAAGCTGAAATTGATGCTGCGTTCATGGAAGGTCGCGTAACCGCGTGACCAGTGACACAGTGTTGAAACCCAACCTGTAATTTTTAGGAGGCCATCATGGCTGCTGTATATCCCGTCCAATCGCCGTTTAACACGAACCCCTCGTACTCCGGCGCTTTCATCCCCACCCTGTGGTCCGGCAAATTGCTGGCCAAGTTCTACCAGAACACCATGTTGTCTGAAGTCGCTAACACCGACTACGAAGGCGAGTTGAAGAACCAAGGCGATACCATCCGTATCCGTTTGGCTCCTTCGATCAGCATCTCTGACTACACTGTTGGCCAGAACCTGTCGTACGAAGTCCCCACTCCTATCTTCCAAGATATGCAAGTGACCAAGGGCAAGTACTTTGGCGTGCAAGTCAATGATGTGTTGGCTTATCAGTCCGACATGAATTTGATGAACATGTTCACCGAAGATGCCGCCAAGCAGTTGAAGATTTCGATTGAAAACGAAGTGTTCTTCAACTGCATGGTCACTGAAGGCCCTGCCGCTGCCAACGAAGGCGCTACTGCTGGTGCTATTTCTGCTGCCTACAACTTGGGCACAGACGTAACTCCTATCGACCAAGCCACTCCTGAGAACGTGCTCAAGGGTATCCTGCGCATGTCTACAGTGCTGGACGAGCAGAACGTGCCTGAAGATGGCCGTTGGTTGATTATCAGCCCCTTCGATCGTCATCTGTTGATGCAATCTAACATCGCTCAAGCCTACTTCACTGGCGACGCTCAGTCGACCATCCGTAGCGGCAAGATTGGTATGCTGGACCGCTTCACTGTGTACGTTTCCAACTTGCTGCCTCGCGGCGAAGCTGGTAAGGCACTGGTTGCTGGTTTGAGCGCTACCTCCACTGGTGGTGCTGTGGCTAGCGCTAAAGCCCGTCGTTTGATGGTCGCTGGTACTAAGGCAGCAATGTCTTTCGCCATGACCGTGAACAAGACTGAGCCTCTGCGTAACCAGACTGACTTTGGCGATATCGTCCGTGGTTTGGCTGTGTACGGTCGCAAGACTGTCAAGCCAGAAGCCTTGGTGACTGCCCTTGTCGGCTCCGCCAGCTGATGAACTGGGGGCTTCGGCCCCCGTTTTTCTTTTTCCCTTTTGGAGATCAATATGTCTACTCAATTTTCTCGCAGCATCGGCGGTTACGCTACGGCTACCGCTGGTACAACTCAGACTCAGGCTGGCGCTACTGCACTGACTGGCGCTGTTAATTTTGTCACTACTGGCACTGCCGCCGACGGCGTTATGTTGCCTGCTGAGCGTCCTGTCGGCGATGTGGTCTACATCGTTAACAGCTCTGCTGCTTCACTAAACGTGTACCCAGCAACTGGCGGCAAAATCAACAACGGTTCTGCCAACGCAGCCAAAGCCTTGGCCGCTAACATGTCTGGTGCTTACATCAGCTTGGGCAGTGAAAACTGGGGCGCTGTTCTCAGCGCCTAATCAGTGGCACAATAAAGGGGCTCTTCGGGGCCCCTTTTTACATTTTGGAGTTAAGAATGAACGCACTTGAGCTTATGTCCCGCCTTGGCGGCGAAACCCTGAACAATAAGATTCGCGCCAGCATCGACGGCAAAATTGTTATTTTGGCCCGTATGATTGGCACCGAATGGGAATACACCCCCGAAGGCCAAGAGTTGGCTAACGCACACTCCAACGCCGCTGCGGATGAAGCCAAGGCTCCCCGTACCCGCAAGCCAAAAGATATACCAGCTGAGCCCGTTGCGGTAGAATTGGCCGATGTAGAGCCTGAACTGTGAGGTAGACCATGGCCACCGTGAAAGTTGTTGACCTGATATCTCGGGCACGAACACTTCTCCAAGACACCACGTCTGTGCGGTGGGCATTGTCTGAACTGCAGCTGTGGCTGAACGACAGCTACCGCGAAACGCTGAATGCTCGCCCAGACTCGAACACGCTAACGGGCACATTTACCTGCGCGGCTGGCCCGCGTCAAGTGCTTACCACGGGCTTTGCCAACGCAACCCGCCTTATAGCTGTTGTCCGCAACATGGCCGCTACATCGAATAAATACGCCGTGCATCTGATTGATCGCCGTGTTTTGGACGGCCAGCGCCGTGGCTGGTACACAGAAACATCTAGCGTTAGCGTCGAGCAGTATATGTTTGACGCCCGCCAGCCCAAAGAGTTCATGGTGTACCCACCGGCTACCACGCTGGCTCAGCTTGAAGTGCTCTACGCGCAAGTGCCTACACCCCACACTCTGACGGACGAGCAGTTGGCCAACTCTGCTACGGCTGAGGTAATCCGCATTGACGATACCTTTGCCAACGCCATGCTTGACTACATGCTGTACAGGGCGTACACCAAGGACTCAGAGCAGCAGGGCAACGCTGCTCGCGCTGTAGCCCACTTCCAAGCCTTCCAGAGCTCTCTGGGCGTGTCTGCACAGGTTAACGCTGCGTCGCAGCCGGGGGTTGCATAATGGCCAAACTTTGGACTGCGTTCCACCCGCTGATTACGCCGCATCTGTCTGGTTGCCCAGTGGCATCAATCAATCTATATCTGGCCTCTACCGCAGCTGATTTCTTCGCCCGCACGTACTTGTGGCGAGAGCAGATTGGTGCTGTGTACATCGCTCCAAACCAAGTTGACTACGACCTTGACCCAGATACTGGTCTTGTAGAAGACGTCATTTCTGTGGTGTATGGCGAGCACACGCTCACACGTACCGACCTGCGCCTCATAGGTACTGAAAAGCTGTCCGAGACCGGCGAACCACGCGAGTTCTGGGTTCAGGCCGACAACAGCATCCGTATTTTCCCAACGCCAGAGGAGCGCACCACACTCAAGGTGTACGCTGTGCTCAAGCCCAACCGGTCTGGTACTGGCGTCGAGGACTGGATTTATGAGACGTTTGCTGACACCATCGTCAGCGGCACGATTGCTCAGCTAGCCATGATTCCCGGCAAGGAATGGTCCGACGTTGCGGCGGCTGGCATGCACAAGGGTCTGTATGAACGGGCTATTACCAACGCCCGCGTTCGTGATTTTCGTGGCGTTAATCTAATGGTGCGCCAACGTCCGGCAGCTTGAGGAAGAATCATGACTGAAAAAATCAAACTGGTCCAAGGCGACACACGCCCACAACTGCAATGCACGTTGACGGATGAAATCACTGGCGCAGTGATCGACATCACGGGCGCTACTTGCGTCATGAAGTTCCGCGCCGCTGGCGTGACCACGCTTCTGGATACGCTCTCAGGCACAGTGACAAACGGCGCTGGCGGCATCGTGGTGTTTCAGTGGAATTCGACTACGCTAGCAGTCCCTGCGGGTGACTACGAAGGCGAGATTGAAGTGACTTTCCCTTCTGGCGGCGGTATCCAGACTGTGTATGACCTGCTGAAGTTCAAGCTGCGCGAGGACTTCTGATGAAAGCCGTAACCAGTTACATAAAACTGCAAGTTGACGCGGCGTATAAAAAGCTACAAGCGCTGGCTAGCTACCAGCTTTTGTCGACTGAGTTTCAGTACGTGCTCCTCAAAGCAGTTGCGGTTACTGGTAAGTTCGTAGAGTTTATAAACGTCGACGACACGCTTACAGAGGTCGATGCTACTACGCTAGCTGTTACCAAACAGCTTAGCGACATGACTGCTATGGCTGAGCAAATTAGTCTTGGCGTCAACAAATCTTTTCAAGATATACACACGCTAGCTGACCTCTTCAGTGCTGTTGTAGCGTTTGACAGAGCCTTTACTGACGCAGTCAGTTTCAGCGATGCGGCTACCCGTAGCGTCAGCAAAGTCCTGATCGACAGTGTGGCGGAGACCGATGCTGCGTCTCTTGCTGTTACAAAGCTGCTTGCTGATGTACTGGCAATGTCTGACTCGGTAGTTGGAATTAACTTTTCAGACACCGCAGATGATGCACTGGCCATTGATGACCTTGGCATAGACGACGACCCCGCTTGGGAACTCGGCAAAGTTTTAGCAGACACAACATCGACAAGCGACTCCGGCTTGTTGATAATGCAAGACTACTGCGACATCACTTATTTTGCAGAAGACTACGTGGGGTTCTCCCGCTCATTTTAAGGAAAAACCATGAACTTGAACGAACTTTTCAAATTGACCGGCAAGGTCCACGTCACTCTTACAAACGAGCGCGGCGAGGTGATTGAGCAGCGTGCTACCAATCTGGTAGTAACAACTGGCAAGAACTTCACAGCTTCCCGCATGGTCGGTACGACTTCTGGCGTGATGAGCCACATGGCTATCGGCGCTGGCACTACAGCTGCCGCTGCGGGTGATACTGCTTTGGGTAGCGAGCTAGGCCGAGTAGCGCTTACTGCAAGCACTTCTACAAACAATGTTGTGACCTACACTGCTACGTTTGGCGTTGGTGTTGGTACGGGTGCCGTCACTGAAGCCGGTATCTTGAACGCTTCTTCTGCCGGGACAATGCTTTGCCGAGTTGTTTTTGATGTAGTGAACAAAGGCGCAAACGATACAATGGCTATTACGTGGACAGTCACAGTCGGTTGATGTGTTTTCGGCGTGGTAAGCGCAAGGAGTTTATTGTATGAGCACTATTGTTACCCGCGCCGGTAAGGGTTCGCCGTTGACCAACACTGAGGTTGACGCTAACTTTACCAACCTTAACACGGATAAAATTCAGGTTATAGGCACGCCTACACCGGGTCAAGCTGTAACGTGGAACGGCACTGCGTGGGTTCCATCGACAATCACTGCCAGTAATGGTGCTGGTAATTCATACGCTTGGTTTCTCGTTTAAGAGGTAAATATGTCAACACTAGTTCTTGATGCAACCACAAAGACCATTCAGGTGGCTATGTCTGGTGCGGCTGCAACCGCAAACCCAGATTTCACAGCAGCTTTTGCTGACAACAACGGCACTTCTTTTGTAGAAGCTGCAAGTGATGGCGCTTTGTCAGGGTCCACTGATGTAGTGGTAGTTGCTGCTCCTGCTGCTGGTTTTCGCAGAATCATCAAAAAGATTTTCATTGAAAACAAAGACACCGCAGCAGTAACTATTACTGTCAAATACGACAACAATGCAACACAACGAACCATTGCAAAAGTCACTCTGCAAGTTGGTGATACTTGGACAACAGATGGCACTTTTGATACAAACGGCGCTCTGAAGCAAACCCTTGGCTCTGTTAACTTGAACAGCGTCACCGGGACTTTGGCTGTTGCCAACGGCGGTACTGGCCTCACATCCCTGACTGCTGGCTACATTCCCTACGGAAACGGCACATCGGCATTCGGCAACGAGTCCAACTTGAGCTATGACGCTACCAACAACCGTTTGGGTGTGGTCGGTACTGGATACAGCCCCAACATCACGCTGTCAGACGCAGCCACAATCGCTTGGGACACAACAACAGGCCAAGTGGCTACCTTCACCTTTGTTTCCTCAAACCGCACCGTTGGAGCGCCTACAAGCCTTGTCTCTGGTGCTTTCTACGCACTGGCTGTGATCCAAAACGCTGGCTCTAACACCCTGACATGGAACAGCGTGTTCAAGTGGGCTAGTGGCGTTGCACCAACACTGTCCACTGCGGCAGCGGCACAAGACTACTTTGTGTTCCGCAGCAACGGCACAAACCTGTACGAGCAAGGCCGTTCGCAGGGGGTGGCATGACCTTTCCCGTACTCTCGGCTGGCACAAGCGCCTACAACCTGACCAACTCTTTGCGGTTTCGCAGCAGTGCAACTGCTTATTTGAATAGGACATTTACCACTGGCTCTGCAACTCAATGGACATGGAGTTCATGGGTTAAGCGTGGATCTCTTGGCCCCCAAGCGTTTATTTTTGCGCCCAACAACACTGCTGGTGAGGGCATGTATTTTAATTCCAGCAATCAGTTTGCTATTGCAATTAACGGTTCGTTTTTTTTAGTAAGCACCGCCGTTTATCGTGACCCTTCTGCTTGGTATCACGTTGTTGTTGCTTCAGATATGGGCAACGCAACACCTGCTTTGCGTTGCCGCGTCTATATCAATGGTGTGGAAATTACTGCATGGGCTACTGATGCAAGAGCTTCTTACAGTTCTTGGGTTTCATGGAACTCTGGCGTCAACCACAACATCGGCGTAAGCAACGCAAACACAATTTATTGGGATGGTTATCTTACAGAAATAAATTTTGTTGGTGGTCAAACTTTGACGCCCAGCAGCTTTGGTTCGACCAACGCTGTCACTGGCGTGTGGCAACCAGCCAAGTACACAGGTACATACGGCACAAACGGGTTCTATTTGCCGTTCACCAACACCACCAGCACAAGCACTTTGGGCAACGACTTCAGTGGCAACGGCAACAACTGGACCACGAACAACATCAGCTTGACACCGGGGGTGACCTACGACTCCATGACGGATGTGCCGACACTGACCAGCCCGACTGCCGCAAACTTTGCGGTGTTGAATCCGTTGAAAGTTGGTGCAGTACCGAGCGATGTTATTGCTAACGGCAATCTGAGGTTTTTTAACACCAACTCCACTTGGTACAACACACGGGCAACTATTCAACCGCCAATCAGTGGCAAGTATTACGTTGAATTTACTTCTACACAAAACTGGTCTTCAAACAACGTCAGTTTTTTGGGCCTCTCTACTCCGGCAATGTCTTTGACAGCCGCTGCTGGAGATATTGCAAACATATACACAACAACAACTTCTGGTGAAGTGTTGGCGCTTGCCATAGATCGGGTAAATAACCAAGTCAGCACTTACCGTAATAACTCCTTGGTTGCGACCACTTCCATCTCGGCAACAAACGATATAGACATTGCTGTTGGATCGTATGCGGCAAGCGGGGACATCAACTTCGGTCAGCGCCCCTTTGCCTACACACCGCCAAGCGGCTTTGTTGCGCTCAACACGTTCAACCTGCCAAGCTCAACGATCCCTGCTGGCAACAAGTTCATGGATGCTACGCTGTATACGGGTACAGGCTCAAGCCTGTCTGTGACCAACAGTGGAGCTATGCAGCCGGGGCTGGTGTGGATTAAGTCTCGCTCTGCTGCCACAGACCATGCGCTGTACGATGTGCTGCGCGGCACTCAGGCCCGACTTGAAAGCAACACCACAGATGCGGAAGTAACGTCCGACAATGGTGTGACGGCTTTTGGCACTGGCGGGTTCACGGTGAACACGTTGGCCCAAGTCAACACAAGCGCGGCTACCTATGTCGGCTGGCAATGGAAAGCCAACGGCGCAGGGGTGACCAACACTTCTGGCTCCATCACCAGCACGGTCAGCGCCAACACGACCAGCGGGTTCAGTGTGGTGACGTACACGGGCACGGGTTCAACGGCAACTGTTGGGCATGGGTTGGGTGTTGCGCCAAGTATGCTGATTGTCAAGCGCCGTAACTCGACAGGCGATTGGGGTGTGTACCACGCATCGCTCAGCGCAAACGGCGCTGTGTTTCTAAACCTGACAGACGCATATTCCACTCCCGGCCCGTGGAACAACACAGCTCCGACTAGCAGCCAATTCACCATTGCCACTGGGTCATTCCTGAATGCAAACGGTGGGACTTATGTCGCTTACTGCTTTACCCCCATCGCAGGATTCAGCGCCTTTGGCTCTTACACAGGCAACGGAAGTACGGATGGGCCGTTCATCTACACGGGGTTCAGGCCACGGTGGATCATGTGCAAATCAACAACCGAGGTAGGCAGTTGGACAATGATTGACACATCACGCATTGGCTACAACGCAAACAATTACACGTTGTACGCTGATTTGACAAATACTGACCAGGGGTACTTGACGGCAGATATTGTTTCTAACGGATTCAAAATTCGTGTGACAGGAACCGGAACAAGTTTTAACACATCTGGTCAATCATATATCTACGCTTGCTTTGCCGAAAACCCATTTAAAAACGCTCTTGCGAGGTAACCCATGTTTGCAATTGTTCAAAACGACACCATCGTCCAGCTTGTGCCAGAGGGCACAGCCTTTGAGTTGGACGGGGTTCAGTACCCTGCCAACTGGTGCAACCTGTCCACCCCCGAGGACAAGGCTGCTATTGGCATGGTTGATGTGATCTACGGTCAAGCACCGTCTGACACCTATTACTGGGTGACGCAAGAAGCGCCAGTGCTGGTTGACGGTCAGGTGCTGGTCAACTACACCTCAACGCCCAAGGACTTGGACCAGACCAAGGCCACCTGCAAGTCGCAGATCAACAACACTGCCTACACGCTGCTGTTCCCGACAGACTGGATGGTGGTTAAGGCCACAGAAACCAGCACCCCGATGGCCCCTGCATGGAACACATGGAGACAAAGCGTGAGGACCAGAGCAGACACTTTCCGGGCAGAGGTGGAAACCGCCCCGAGTATGGTCG